GGTAGGTTCGGGTTTTTAGCAGAGCGGAGTTGCGAAAGGCCGTTAGGTCTGTAGCAAGCGTAACGAGTGTCTAAAAATCTATACGAACCGTAGAGTCATGTGAGAGCACAGTAGTGGAGTGTGCCGCTTCAAGGCACGTAACGCTGTGTGACGCGGACAGCCGAGGGTTTATAGTCGTCGCGTTTTGCTCGGCGATTTTGCATCATTGGATGTGCAAAATACCTACCGAGGTAGCGACGCTTACGTTGAAATTGATACGGTTGTGGGTCGTGACCACCAATCTTATTTATTAACACTGGTCGATAAGGCGAATAAAATGTGTTGTATAAGGAAAATGCCTAACAAACAAGCCAAGACTGTTATCAATACATTCATGAATGTGGTTGGCTCAACTTTCTTTGATTTTAAAACCATCACTTCTGACAACGGAACAGAGTTTGCCGGTCATGAGGCCATTTCAAAGATCACTGAAGCAGACTTTTACTTGCTAGACCTTATCGTTCTTGTGATAGAGGTCTAAATGAACACACAAATGGTTTGATAAGGCGTTTTCTACCTAAAGGGACGGATTTTAATGAAGTTAGTGACAAAGAAATAGCAAAAATAGAGCATACATTGAATACCAGAAGAAGAGCGAGTTTGAATTATCGCTCACCTAATCATGTTTTTTTAGAGTATTTGATGGCGGCTTAGTATAGAGTAGTGTTGCACTTCAGATGACGGAGGGCGCCTCACTGGGTAAGGCTTTTTCAGTCAGTGGCCACGGGTCATCTTTAAAACGCACATCCGCGGTGCCGGTGGTTTTGACATGAATTAAGCAGCCACTGGTGACATAGGAGTGTGCTGCAACAAACGCACGTTGATTTAAGCTAAAGCTGCCGCTACCGGCTTGTAACGTGACTTTCAGCACGCGGCAATCGTAACCGATGCGATTAATATCACTACCAACGAGTTTAAGTAGGTCATACGCTATATATTCATCGCTGTCTTCAGCGGCAGAAGGGCTCGGGGCAATGCGTTCAAACTCAGCACTTAAGGCGGAAGAGTTGTAATAGGTATAAAAATAGCGCGGCAGCGTTCGCTCATCATCCCAGTCACGAAAGGTGCTGTTTAAGTATAAGTTCGGCCCACCGGCATAAGATTGTGCATCCTCATCCGTTGCTAACTGGCTATCAATCGGCCCTTTATTGATCCACTCGGTATTATCAAGACTGCGCTGCCACAACACTTCGTTTTGCGTATCCGCCCAAAACATACAGGCCACAGGATTACTCGGTGGATTATCGCCGGCAAAATTGCTTTGATTCGCTAAGATAGAATTGACGATTTTTTCACGACTGACCGCGGGACTTGAGCTAGCAACCACTTCATTAATTTTAAACTCCTGCATTAATGCCCTCCTATGTATAAATCGACTTCGCCTGTTTTTGCTGTGCCGTCTTTATCAAAAATATTGACCGTCGCCTGAGTTAAACTTTTATTGACCTGCACCTGATCCCCCGCCGCGCCGCTTTGAATCGTTGCAATCACAATCACTTTTTGCTGCATCGGTTCTGGAAAAATATACGTAGAACCGGCTGCACTGACTGGAAAATTATCAACGTTATAAATAGTTTCTGGCACATCAAAAGTGCATGTTAATTCTTGCAACTCCGGGGTATATTGCGCATCGAAGCGATTTAAAATGACTTTAAACCGAGCATAACGAAAGTGTGAAAATGATGCGCTGAGCGGCATAAACTCCGACCAGTTTTGATTGTCATTCGATGTTGAAAATTGAACTTCAAAGCCACAGGCTTCCGGTGAGCCGAGCCACGACCAATTATGTTCTAGTGTGTAATGCTCCCACGCCTGTTGCATGTTATCCCATGACAAATCATCATTGCTTTGACTGATTTGCATATCCGCATAGACACGGCAGCGCATGATTTTACCAAGGTCATAAACAGCACTTAGGTAATACCCTTCACTGATATCGGTGGCTAAGGTCCCGCTTTTGGTGTTTTCCCAGCTATCACTATAGTCGTCCCAGGGTTGAGTCATACCGCCCCAGGAATAAAAAGAAAATAAACGAATATGGTTATTATTATTAACTGCGGTGTGATGAAACTCACCCGGCCAATCATTGGCGGCATAATCATATTCTTGAACAATATTTAACGGCGTTAAATCAGTCAGTTCTAACACGCTCGCTTCAGCTGATTTAATCCCCCACTGACTGACCGCTTTAATTAAATAAAAGCCAGGGCGTGCATGGGTTAGATGCAATGTGGTGCTATCAAGCTCTGCAATTAAAATTGAGTTTTCCCAAGCGGTACCGTGCCTGATCTCATAGTGTTTAACATACAACTCTGGATTTTTAGCCCACTCTAGTACTGCAATCTTATCACTATAAGAAGACACAAAGCGGCTGACATTCGCTGCGAGCCATGGAGTGCTAAGCACGGGGTGAGTAGGCCGAGGTAGGTTCGGGTTTTTAGCAGAGCGGAGTTGCGAAAGGCCGTTAGGTCTGTAGCAAGTGTAACGAGTGTCTAAAAATCTATACGAACCGTAGAGTCATGTGAGAGCACAGTAGTGGAGTGTGCCGATTCAAGGCACGTAACGCTGTGTGACGCGGACAGCCGAGGGTTTATAGTCGTCGCGTTTTGCTCGGCGATTTTGCTCAATTCAATATGATTGAGATGGGTGGTTTTAACGTCTGAATAATTACCGTCATTGCTGCGGACTTGATACTCGTAATACGCCGCATTTGGATCGCCATCAAAGGCAACAATTAAAACCGCCTCGGCCATGTTGCCGTGATAGCTGAGGCTTTGTTCAACGCGGTAATTACTCGGTGCTTTAAGGCTTGGAATGGCGGTGTTTTCTTTGCTGACGCCTAGCGCTCGCTCTTCGTCTATTTTTTGATATTTATCCGGGTCATGAGCGATGGCATTGACGGTATAGGTGCCGTCGTCTTCTTCGGTAATGGCGGTAATGCGCCATTGCTTCGGTGGAGTCGCATGATATAATACCCAGCGTGCGCCTACATCAGCGATGATGGTGCGGTCTAATTCAAGCCTTCTAGACTCAGGCGCACCAATCACTGTATATTCTTCAATTCCTTGTTCTGCTGAAAAAATCATCAAGGTGTTTTGACTGGATAAGCTCACCTCACGATCTAAAGTAATCACATGATCAGTCACCGCAGTAATGACACCGGCCGCCCCTTCTTCCTGATTCATATCCGGGTCAAAGATTTTAACGATATCGCTCGGCAGTGAATGAATATGGTCTTGGGTGGCTTTGTAGCTTATCATGTCACTCTGTGCCTCCGATTGCAGTGCCCATAGCCCTTGGCGCATCGCTTGAGATCGGGAGGTGCAACCAACCGCAGTAATTTCCAGGCGTCTCTCACCTAAGCGCGCTAATCGACTCGCATCTTCCACCACTTCTTGATCAATGGCATAGTTTAAATCTGGGTTTCTAAAGGCCACCACGCAAACCGAATGTAATTCTTTAATGCTGCTGGTCTGATAATCAAATTGACCATTGACGACATCGGTTTGAGTAATCAGCATCGACGGTTCACGCGGACGGTCTTGACTAAATTGAATGGTGCCCGCCGCATCATAAGCCATCCCCCGAAAAATCGAGGTGAGCTGAGTGATCATGTTGAGGGCTTGGTTTTGATTGTTAATTGCTAAATTACAGCAAAACCGCGGTTGCTTGCCGCCACGCCCATCGGGCACCAACTCATCACAATACTGGGCAATGCTATACAGCTCCCATTTGTCTACATCAGCATCGACAAGATAATGACCGGCACCATAACGCTGATTCGTCAGTAAATCATAAAATACCCAGGCCGGATTATTTGAATATTCTGTTTTAAACGTACCATCCCAAATTCCGCTATATGTCCGTGTGTTGGGATCGTAATTACTTGGCACTTGAATCTTTAACCCACGGATTAAATAACTGCGTTTGGGCAATTGATTACCAAATTGTGCAGCGCTAAACTCCAAGCCCACCACCGCACTATTAGGGTAGGCCAGTTTTGTATCAATGACATCGGTGATGCTGGTTAAATAAACGCTATTTTGCACGCGGCTTGAATCGGCATCGTCAGTGACACGCTCAACTTTTAAGGTGTAGGGATAGGTAAAGCTTGTTGCTTTGTAATAATTATTCGTGATTGCATGTGCACCGGCCCGCTTCCAACTAAAATATTCATCAAGATTATCAAGAACAACATCCGAGGTTTCAATGTCTGCAATATAATAGCCAGGGGAGATTTTAATAATAAAGGTCTGTTCAAGCTTACTCGTCGTTTTGCCGGTAATTTCATGGTTCACCACCAGCACGTTATTTAAATACATGCGAATATGCACGCTAGAGCCGTTAATATCACCGTCGCTGCGAGCCATGGAGTGCTAAGCACGGGGTGAGTAGGCCGAGGTAGGTTCGGGTTTTTAGCAGAGCGGAGTTGCGAAAGACTGTTAGGTCTGTAGCAAGCGTAACGAGTGTCTAAAAATCTATACGAACCGTAGAGTCATGTGAGAGCACAGTAGTGGAGTGTGCCGATTCAAGGCACGCAACGCTGTGTGACGCGGACAGCCGAGGGTTTATAGTCGTCGCGTTTTGCTCGGCGATTTTGCATCTATTACTTTTAAGGGTCACCCCTTCAAAGTTATACGAACCATCCGCATTTTGTAGCGGCGTATCATCAAAATACACCGATTGGGCGCCATTCACTAAACCTTCAATCTCGCCTTCACCGAGTAGATCCACTAAGGTAACGACAGCATTAGTTGAGAGCGTATTAGGGGCTTCGGTGGGTGTATGAACACTACCGCCGCCTTTACCGCCACCACCGCCGGTGCCGTGAATGGTTTTTTTCATAAGGTTTTATACTGACTCGACACGACTGAACTACCCACTAAGTGCTCACCATAAATGAGTGGCACCGGTGCCCCGGGCGCGGCAACATTATCGACGCCACTAAATAAAGTCGATGCATTCGGGTCGGTGGTACTGTAATCATTATCATAACTCGGTTGAGGGGAGAGCATCGTCAACGCCCCACTAATGACAAGACCTGTACCTGCGGCGCTGAGCCCTCCGGCAATCGGCGCCAATGCCGTCCCGACTGAAAAGTAACCGGCGGTAATTAAAGCCGCACCGATTAAAACTTGGACAAATCCTGAATTTTTAGCGCCCTTCGGCTTGGGCACAATATGTAATTCACCACCGGCACAATTTAATTCTAATTGTTCTAAGTTCAGTGATTGACGCTTTCGAAAAATCGCCCACTCACCGGCTTGAATGATTTTTTTAAACTCGGGTAATTGTGTTGATAAGGCATAGAGTGCTTCGCGGGCGTGATGAATATTTAGCTCAAAAAAAGGGCCGCAAATGCGGCCCAAACGTCCATGGAGATAAATTTTAGTTTTCATGTATTACTCAGCTTTTGCTTCGTGAGCAACTTCTGTTTGAAGTGCAATTTGTCTGTTTAAGATGAATTACAACATATTAATTAATTTCTATTATTTGTTAATGAATTAGATCTACTAGTTAGATATTTTTTTTGACATATTAACTTCTCTTAATATTTTGCGGAGTACAGCTCGCAATTTCGTAGGGACTGAGCTAAATATCCAGCTCTCCCCTCAATTGTAATTAGAAAATAAGTGGTGTTCTTGTTAGATAAAGCTCTTAAAAATGATCTCTTAGACTAACAATAGTTTCTAGGTTCTTAATGCGAACTATCCAAAACCCAACTTTAAAAATAAAGGTGAGCTATGTTTAAAACATTAAAAAGATCAGTTTTAGTTTGTGTTATTCCAGTATTATCTTCGAGCCTTCTTATTACATCTGCGTATGCTACATGTTATGTAGACTATAAAAACAGTTCAGAAAACACATGGAACATAACACTTAAAAATTTAGAGGGTGATACTGCACATATTTATTGCCCTAATAAGACCTTAGGTTATAAAGAAAGCTGTACATTTCCTGTCAATCCAGGAGATTCAGTGTCAGTTGGTTTTTCGCATACCGCTGGCATGATTAAAGCATATATTTCATTCTCAAGCACAATAAATGGCCACTCAGAGAGCTTGAATGATTTGCTTGTAGAGGCTATTGATGATCATTGTCCAGAGATTTATTATAATGACAGTGTACCATACGGTATAACGCTAAATAAACCTAGTATAGGTAATGTCATCTTCGCACCTTATAGTGAAAACGAATCAACTCTCAATAAATTCTCTAAAATTAATTTTGAGGCTGACACTAATAAAAAGTTCAGCTGATTCTCCGCTCCAAAACACAATTCAAGGCTCATAACGAACCACCTTGGCAATACGTTTTTGCCACTGGCTCAACATTTCGCGGCGGCTTAAGTTGTCACACACATGATGCAAGATCATCCCGGGCAGGTTGACGGTATTACGATCTTCTTGCAGTCGGCAATCTTCACCGAGATAAATCGCCCCATGATTAATGCAGGTGGTGCGACCAACGCGCATCAATAACACATCACCGCGGCAAAGTGGTGTGGCTTTATCCACTTCGATAAAACCGGCCTCGGTAAAATACCGCTCATATAAATTATATTTTTCAATTTCCCACCACGACCGTTGGCGCGGAAAATCAGGCAAAAAAATCTTTTTTTCAACGGCATAAAAATCACGAATCAACGAATAGCAATCAAAAATACCATGCAAAAACGGCCGCTCGAGTAATTGCTGGGTGAATAACTGCTCACCAAAAACAATGGCATCCGTCACAGCGTGTTGATTGAGTGCAACAATCCCCCATAATAATCCAGTATCGCGTTGACCCACCATATCCGCGAGTGACGGCTCAACCGTGCCATCAGGGTGAGAATGTATCAGTATCGTACCGGTCGGCGTATCAATAAGCTGAGTAGGATCAATGCAAACGCTGCGAGCCATGGAGTGCTAAGCACGGGGTGAGTAGGCCGAGGTAGGTTCGGGTTTTTAGCAGAGCGGAGTTGCGAAAGGCCGTTAGGTCTGTAGCAAGCGTAACGAGTGTCTAAAAATCTATACGAACCGTAGAGTCATGTGAGAGCACAGTAGTGGAGTGTGCCGCTTCAAGGCACGTAACGCTGTGTGACGCGGACAGCCGAGGGTTTATAGTCGTCGCGTTTTGCTCGGCGATTTTGATACAGATAAACTCTCTAGTTTGCCTTATGAGGGTAGAGATGATTTATCGGCACTTAAATGAAAAAGATCGTTTTTATATCGAACAACGGTTATCAGAGGGAGACTCGCTCAGATCAATTGCTAGAGCACTTGGCTTTTCTCCTAGCACGATTAGCCGTGAGATTAAACGGCACACCCCAATCGATTTTAAAGGTCTTT